ATAATTGACCACGACTACTGCGAGAGTAATGAAGACGGAGATCTTGATCCACGGGAAATCGTGGGTCGAGCTATGCGTGACTATCGTGTTCGCCGATTAGAGGAGTTTGGGGTAGTTGAACCTCCAGAGAGTTTCCGTGAAGAGTACCTAAGTAAAATGGGAGTAGCGGCCTAATGGTTGAATTAATGATACTGGGAATGATACTTGGAGGAGTTATTTTAATCGTGGCTATTGGAGAGCTTATAGTAAGGAGGTTTGAGGAGTGAGTTTCATTATTAGACACGCTAAGAAATACTGTCGGTACAAGTATGAGGTATATGATGAGTTTAAAATAGCGTGGGACAGGTATAATGAGCTTTTGGATAAGGATGAGTCGTTTCGGCTCTCCTTCATTCAACCAGCCGATCAAGAAATTCACGACAAGATATTACAAGGAAAATGGCAACATGAAACCAAGTGAAGAGATAAAAGAAAAGTATGGTTTTGAAAGTATGAAAGAAGTTTCAGATAAATCTAAGGAACATTCAAATAACTTGATAAGTTGGCATAAGTTATATCCAAGACGATTTGAATTGGTGATGAAAGGATTGGTTTTTGAAAGGATTTTAAAACGATATGGAGTCTTAAACGATGAAAACGCTGAACCTAATAATCAAAATGACTGAAAAAGATAAATTTGCAATCCCCATTCCAGGGGCGTATAACCGGCTTGTGAAGGTGCAGGGGGGAAAGAAAGCCAGTGAGAGACGCTCGATCGTCTTTCACTCTATCTGCTTAATCCCCCCTGTATCCTTCCGCTTTTACCGCGTCCTACGCAGATAAACCAAGGTCAACACCCTCGAACTCTCATTTCATCCACGTAGCGCACGATAATTCTTAGGGTTTTAGCCCTTTATCCCGTCAATCAGCCTGTTTAAGTACCAATCGGCTTTTTTCAAGTCCTCTTTTTTGTCTGCCCAAGCTTTCCCTTTATAGTCATATCTCCAAAGATACTTCATGACGTTACCTTTTAGGTAGCCAAGAAACTCACGCTCCGACATCGACTCTTTAATGGCATCAATACACTCAATCGATCCAGAATTGTAGTGTGTTGGTGATTTCACTGGGTCGCTGCTTGGTTTGTCCATACAAGCATCGTTGCTAAGGACAGTAGTTTCTACCTCCGTGGATTTTAACGCTGGGTATTCTTTTTGCAGGCGATCCCACTCAGATGGGGTTACAGAGTTAATACCATATTTTTGCATCATAGGACTCCTTCTCTTAGTAACTCAATATGGTATGCAGACATCGCCCGATCGAGTGCGCCATCAGCTTTTTGCAATCTCTCTTTACACTGCTTCCTGTAGTGCCTTGCTCTCGTCACTTCTTGAGCGCGTTGAGCAAGTGTTTGTCTAAACTCTTCTCCTTGAATTACCTTAGTGTTTTGTAGTTGTAAAGCCATTCTGCCACCCTCTCTTTTCTTTCAATCCTAGTTTTAACAAGCAATTCTTTAGATCTTTTAGCTTGTTGTTGTTTGTGTAGCTTGACGTTGTAAATGTCACCATCTTCAAGATTCACGTAGTAGTTCTTGCAAGTCTCTGTACCAAACTCTTGATCAAGTCTGCGCGGCTTTTTCAGTTGTAACTTTTCTCTATCTGTCAGGTACACCGCATCCTCCTTTGATAAAAAGCTCCCATTCTCCAGGAAATATTCCGGTCATTAACCATTCACGTTCATCGCTGGAAACGTAAGGCATTACACTTTGAATACGCGCACCGTTTTGCCAGCGATAGTAATCTTTGATTTCGCAATCAATGGTCATCGTGTTTTCTTTACCAGTAAGTGGCGATCGTTTCGTTAATCTAATCATCGTATTGGACTCCAAAGTTTCACTTTCTCTTTATCAGCATCCCAATCTGTAACTCTTAGAATTCTTGCAAGACGAGCTTGAGTGATAGCCTCTTCTCGATTGAGTCCAGCTTTGATAAATTGATTTTCTACTAAAGACCAATCTGGACGACTACCTAAGATTTTAGCGGCAGTAATTTTCCCGACCTTGGGACAGCCCGAATAGCCATCAGTTGGGTCTCCCTGCAATGTCTGCTGGTAAAAATTTAAGTCAGCGGCCTGCTCAGAAATATCTAAGAGGTCATCATCATTTGGTCGATAAAGGCGGCATGGAATTGTTTTCATGTCTTTGTCATCAGAAACAATGACTGTCTTTAAATTAGATGCAGAACCAAGAATACCCATTACATCATCGGCTTCTAAATTGATTTGCGTATGGCTTTCCCAGTTGTCTCTAACCCAAGAAACCATCGATTTATAGCCTACAGGCTTACGTGTTTTCTTTCTGTTCGACTTGTACGTTGATGAAACTTGTCTTCGGAAGTTCTCAGTGCTACTTATGCACATAAGAGATTCTGTCGTTCCTAATCTTTCATGAAAACCTTTAATCTGGTCTTCAAATATCTGTTTTGCTACTTTAAGGTCAGTCGATAAAGACCAAATGTCGTCTCCCCAATCATGCTCATCTTCTGCAATAACACTTGCCCTATATAAAAACAAGTCAGCATCAATGAGTAATGTCGGGGTCGTCTTCTCCTGCAATGTTTTCAATAATTTCATTTAGCTCTCCTAATAGATCAAGTCCCATCGGAGTAATGTTCCACTCAGACGAAAACTCTTCTAGCTCAATTTGATTAGTGATAAATCCAAGCGATGCACACGTTGCAACATACAAAGCGGCTTCTCGTGCAAAGTTTGATTTGAGTTTGAAAGTGGTTCTGGCGGCCTTGTCTAAGACAATATGAAACGCAACGATATGTTCAATTTCATTGTTAGCCAGATCTTGAGATTTAGTGGGTATCGCACCAAGAATGTCCCAAGTGATATTCAGCTTCGATTGGGATGCCGAGGTTGTAGTTTTCCCCTGCTTCTTTAGCCAATCTTTGAGATATATAATCTCCGACATGATTTGCTTCCTCTGTTGTAGGACAGGCAATCTGAACCTCATCATGGACCCATCCCATGATGTAGCTATCGATTCCGTCTTCTTTTAATTTAGAGTCAATGAGCTTGACCCATTCCTTGCAAAGAATTGCACCGCAAGATTGCAATAGCTGAGATAGCAACCTGTGTTCACTTCTTACAAATAACTTCCTACCGTCCAAGCCAGTAATAAAACCTTTAGCCTTAAAGACACGCTTGAGATCGTTGTTGAGCCGATTGAAGGCAGGGATGTTCTTATTGAATTCAGCTTTAAGCCGCTGTCCCTCTTTGCGGCCACCACCTACTATTTTTCCTATTAAACTATCGCCTGCCCCGAAGCAGACAGAATATATGTAAGTCTTAGCTTGGTCCCTGTTGGAGAGTCCGGCCGCATTTTGATTGAAGGTGTGGATGTCACCACTCAAGATTTGATTGGCGTACTCCCCATCGTCATCTAAGTAATGAGCTAATGCTCTAAGCTCAAGACCACTAAGATCAGACCCAAGAACGGTCCAACCTTTCGGTGCAGTAAATAACCTACGACACTCTTTACCATAGACAGCTCTTGTCGAAGGAATCTGGGCAAGATTTGGTGATCGGTGGCTGGCGCGGCCTGATATACAGTTCCCACTGACAATCGTATGTCTTAACTTACCGTCTGAATCAACTAACTTCATCCAAGCGGCGTTACCTTCTGCCAGCATTGCAATTCTCTTCTGTACCAAAAAGAATTCAGCCAGTTTTTTAGCTTCTGGGTAAACTAAACCAATAAGAACATTCTCATCAATTTTAGGCTCACCAGTTGGAGTAAATTGTGTCGGTTTCCAAGCGTATTTACTGATTAAGCAATGAGCTATGTGCTTGCGAGAGTTTGGGTTAAATTGAATTTCTTTTACTTTGTAGGTCAACTCACCTTTTATGTAGCCCCTGGACTTGTTGTTTACTTTGGGGACAAAAGGAGTTCGTACTTCCCACGGTTCAAATAGACTGCCTAACTCATTTTCTAACTCAAGCCTCCTTTGGGCTAATGTGCTGTATAAATCGACTGCTCTTGTTTCGTCAAAAGTCCAACCATTACGGCCGATTCTGTAGCAAATCTCAGCGAGATCATGCTCTAGTTTTATAC